AACATCCCTACCCATGAGTTTGGATGCTGAAATAGTTTTAGTTTGTCCCTCTAGGGTTTCAACCGCCATTGCCTTTTCTTTGCTGCTCCTTTAGTCGTTCTTCTTCAAGATGCTGTTGGAGAAGTCCAACATAGATGTCTCGTTCCCAAGGCATCATATTTTCAATCTCACTTAAAGAATATTTATGGTACTGCATCAAGGCAAAGTTAAGTCTAAAGTAACTCTCCAGATCCATATGGAGCATCGCTATCCGAAAAAAGCTGCTAAGCCCTCAAGTACGACCTCATTATTCTTCTTAGTCTTGGGATTCTTGACGTTCAATGTGTGTGAGAGTTTGGGCATCGTTTCAAAGAACTGTTCAATCTCTTTGAACTGACTGGAGTTCATAGACTCAAGGAACTCATTAATCTCTTTCTTGGTGCAGTCTGCTGCTGCCCACACTTCATCTTCTGTGAAAATCTTGTCAACACAAGAAGCAATCAATTCAAATGATTGATCCATTGCATTGCCGCCTTCCTTAAAGTCAAAGTTGCTCTTGATGAATTGATCCAAGGATGGATATCTCATCTCCATCATCAAACTATTGTCCAGTTTGATTCTCTTGGTGTGCTTTTCATTCTTCTGAACCTCAATGTCATCCAGGTTGATCGTAACCTTGACTTGAGTTTCATCATCATCTGGGCAGGTGATATTAACCTCAATCTCCTCACCCACGGACTTGCCACGAATGTTAAGGAAAAGATATTCGATATCAAACGTAGGCAAGTCCTCCACCTTGATGCCCTTAGTGAGGACACAGTTACGGATGACGTTGCGAATAGCAGTCGTGATTTGCTTTGTGTCTTCACTCTCCAAAGCAATCACAAGAAGTTTTTCTTCTTTTACAAGAAAGGGTCTGTAGTTTACCGTCTCTCCAGTTGATGGCAACTCAAGTTCATAAGACGGCGTAGAAATCTTTGGTAAGGGCATAATAACCTATAGAGTTTTTCAGTGTGATTATTTATTACTAGAAAAGGATACTTGAAGCAACGTCAGCAACAGATCTAACTGCTGGAGGTAAGAACTGAGTTGCATTCTGAAGAGCTTGTTCAGCAATACTCAAGTTACGTTGGGGATCAAAACGACCACTAAGGCCACCAGGAGCACCAATTCTTTGTGGTCTATCAATATAGTATCTCATATAAGTCATGGATACTGTGCATTTCAAGAGACTAGATGCATCATAAGAAACAGGCATTGAGTTGATGCTAATTGGATATGCTTTTACAAATCCATATGTGAGGGAAGTTGCTGGTTGTCCTCTCCTTACTGCCTCCTCTCTAGATGTAGCAGCAGGTGAACTTCTCTCAAACTTAGTGATCTTTAGACCATCAACAGCATAGTCATCCCTATACTTTGCTCTGTAATAAGAGGAGGTGTCTCTAGTGTCACCCTCATCAAATCCAACAATCCAATCTATCCATGCCTCAAAGAAACGAATGGGCATGTAGTTGGCAGCATCAACATAGAATGTAAAGTCAAGTCGGTCATCAAAAATTCTTCTGTAAGCATGTCTCTCAGTTACACCAGTGTGGTCACTAGTAAGTTCTAATGTTGCGAGGTTAGATCCTGGAAGGGACACTTCACTACACATCAGATTTAACTGATCTTGCTCAAAACGAACACCAAATTTACTGAGAGAACTTTGTCCTCCCTGTGTGCCCCCTGCCTTGAAGGGACTATCCATCGCAATCTCAAAGTGAGATGTTAATGCTGGTTTTAGCAGAGTCCTTTTGAGATCTGCTACATTCTTTCCAGAAGCCATTTATAAATAATTTTTGACCTTATATATTATGTATGGGAGAAAGCATCAAGAGTAAATATCAACCTTCATATCCAAGGAAATATAAGGGTGATCCAAATAATATTATCTGTCGTAGCAGTTGGGAAAGAAAGTTTTGCCGATGGTGTGATCTGAATGAAAGTATTTTGGAGTGGGGTAGTGAGGAATTTTGGATTCCATACCTGTCACCAGTAGATAATAGAGTTCATCGTTACTTTCCTGACTTTATTATAAAGGTAAAGGAGAGCGCAGGTCAAGTCAAAACATATGTGGTTGAAGTCAAACCAAAGAAACAAACTCAACCACCAAAGAAACCTAAGAGACAAACCAAGTCATACATCTATGAGTGTAAGACGTATGCTGTGAACCAGGCAAAGTGGAAAGCAGCAGTTGAGTTTTGTAAGGATCATATGATACAGTTTAAAGTAATCACCGAAGATGAACTGGGGATCAAATGAATCGCTTTGAAGACAATCAAATCAACAATAGCACGAATGATCCTGAAGAGATGATGATGCAGATTATGGATCTCCTCAGTGGTACGGTCACACCAATCCCTGATGTGGGTGGATTTTATACCTTTATATACAATGCTAAAACTCCCAACATCAGTTATGATCAGCATCCACTGATTGCATGTACTGAAGTTATGCGTTGGGGTTTCAGAGGAATTAATCTTCACCTGAGAAAATCAAGGCAATATACCTGGGATGAAGTGGCAGGACAGTTGTACATTGTTCAGTATGATGAAGTTGATGACTTAATGAAAATACCATATCGCAAAATGGTTGATAAATAAGTAAAAACCTTTGTCTAATGGCAGCAGGACAATCAGCGACAAGTAGTATTGCACCAGTAAAAGTAAGAACAGGAAGCGCACAGCAGCGTCGTTCTGGCAAAGGTCCTTCTACGCAAAAATATGTTGCTACAAAAGTAACTGAAGGTAGGGATACGAATGGAAAACCAACCTTCACAAAAGAAATTATACGTTACGATGATGCCAAGGGAACCAATCCTGTTGTCATTGGAATACAGAAGACGGGAGAGAGGTTAATATCTCCAACTACTGATGCCAATTCTAGTGACAAAATTGGCATGAAAGATGGTGGTCTTTTGACCAAGATCTCCATTCAACAGATGGAATCAACCAAAGATAGTTTTGGTTTAGATGCCCCAGCAAAAGATAATTTTAATAGAGATAATGGTAAGTCTGGTCAAGCAAAAGCATCAGATGCTCCAATAGAATTTTCAGTTGCTGCTGGTGGAGCATCATCATGGCAGAGAAGTTCCCCACTAAGTCAAGGATCATCTGGTGCTGGTAGTGGTCAGACAAGAACATCTTTCGACAAAGATCTGAAGTATCCAATAGATCTTGGAAATGGATCACAGGATGTGATTAAGTTTGACATGCTTAAGTATGAACCAAAATCAGCACAAAAAGGTGGAAGTGCGCTTCAAATTGGTTTTGGCAATCGTTCATCAACAGATAGTAGAATTATTGGATCTTGTTTCTTACCCATCCCAGCAGGCATTCAGGATGCGAGTTCTGTAGGTTTTGCTGATGATAATATGAATGCTTTCCAAGCATCACTCGCTGCTGCCTCCATGACAGGTTTAAAGGGAGATGTTGGTGCGGCTATTCAGCAACTCGGTGATGATGCCAAAGCAGCGGGAAATGATCCACAAACAAGAGATGCTCTTGCTAGTTTCTTTACACAACAAGCGACAGGAACACAAAACTTACTCGCAAGAACAGAGGGTATCATTCTAAACCCTAACCTTGAGTTGTTATTTAAAAATCCTACTCTGCGTACCTTTAACTTTACATTTAAAATGTCTGCTCGTAATTCAGATGAAGCAGATGAAATTATCAAAATTCTTCGCTTCTTTAAGCAAGGATCTAGACCCCAAAGGTCTCAGAGTAGTCTATTCCTGAAGTCTCCTCATACATTCAAGATTAAATACTTACATAGAGGGGTGAATGCAGAGGAACATCCATACATAGGCAAGGTCAAAGAATGTGCCTGTACCAATGTTGGTGTGAACTATACTCCAGATGGACAGTATGCTACCTACACTGATGGTAAATTGGTTTCATACGCGATGACTTTAGCATTTAAAGAACTTGAACCTGTATTCAATGGTGATTATGCAGAAGATGGCGATGCTTCAATAGGTTTCTAAGATGTCAAATTACTTTAGTCGTTTACCAGATTTTGAATACGTCAGCAGACTTCCTGATGCGAAGATCTCTGATTACATTCGTGTCAAAAATTTATTCAAGAAAGGAACACTGCGCGAAGACATCTTCCAAGAACTTGCTTTCTTCACCAAGTATAACATCAAAGGCAATGATCGTCCTGACAATGTAGCATTTGAAGTCTATGGAAACTCTAACTTTGATTGGTTGGTTTTAGCATCAAACAATATCATCAATGTTCAAACTGAGTGGCCACTATCACAGAGAGACTTTGATCGTTTCATGCTAGAAAAATATAGCACCTATGATAATCTGTTCAATGGTGTTCACCACTATGAAACTACAGAAGTAAAGAACAGCAAGGGTGTTGTGATTGTGCCTGCTGGACTGAAGTGTGAGTCAGATTATTCTGTGAGTTTCTATGATAATACACTACAGACCACTCTGACTAGCACAGCAAAGACAGTGACAAACTATCAGTATGAAGAAGACTTAGAAAATAAAAAGAGAAATATATTCCTACTTAAACCACAATATATCAATGTTGCCATCGATGATCTAGAAGAAATGATGGTATATGAAAAGGGTTCCACTCAATACAAGAGTGAAACCCTTAAGCGTGCTGATAATATCAGACTTTATGAATGATCACTCCTCTGCCAGTTTCTGGAAGTAAGAGAGAGCATCATCTTCGTCTTCACTAGCAGACTCTACAGAAGGTTTAGTAGCTGCTGCCACGGTCTCTTCTGCACGACGACTGCTGAAGTCAGGAGCATATGATCCGCGATCATTGTCCTCATTATCGGTCTCTTCATCAAGAGGACGATTGGATGACTTACGTCCAAGAACCATCTGCAGACGATTCTGGAGTTGATCATAGGACTTGAACTGGTCAGAAGCAACGAGTTCAGCGAGAGAATACTGCTTCTTCCACAGTGCTTCCAGAGCATCGTCATCATCCAGCAGAGGTGCTGGTGCGGCGAACTCAGAGGAATCATAGTTCCAGTAACCAGCAACCTTCTTCAGTTTCAGTTTGAAGTTAGCACCAGCCCAGAAGTCAAAAGGATTGATAGCAGTCTCATCCTCATACTCAGGTTGCATTGCTTCCATGATCTTGTCAAAGATCTTCTTACCAAA